ATATAATAAAACAGAACTTCCAAGTGAACTCTTAACTATAGGGTAAACAACTGAATTTGAAGATAATATTGAATCTAAACATGTAGCACCTACTGAAATATTTGCAATAAAACTTGCTGTAGTTGCAGGTGCAACACTAGAACCAAATGATAAGGCTCCACCGTTTCCAGCAACACTTGATGCAATCATAACAGGGTTTACACCACCAACAGCGTTTTGTACAGATACCAATGTTAGTACGCCTGTTGTTGCGGTTTTTGTAAATGTGGTTGAACAGTTATTTAAATTCATGGTCATTTTCATAAATACACCTTTAAGCAATGGACACATTTGAAAAAAAGAATGAATATGTTTGAGGTAAATTGTAGCCATGATAGAAATTTGAAAAACACCCTGAGATGTTGTCGCAACTGCGTTTGTTTTTTTGCTAACATATGATTTCCATAAATTTATAGCTTGTTGTTCAGTAAATTGATTTGAAAATAAACCGTCACCTGAATTTCCTTGAGCATCATAATTTATGTACATCTGTCTTTTTTGAAATCCAATATTACCTGCACCACTGTTATATTGATTAAATACTTGGACACTTGCAACACCCTGTGATGAAGATACAATATTTGAATTATTACAAACACCCTGACCATTACGTGATGCTGCCGCGTTGAAGGTCCATGATAGAGGATCGTCCGGATAGAATCCAATTGTACTTCCAATCGTTGCTACATCAGCCCATGATAATGATGTTAATAATTTAAATGAATTCCACATATTTATATATGGTGTTTGTTGAATTATAGTTGTTCCATTATAATCTAATGTAAAACTGTGAATAATTTGACCAAACCATGATTTTAAACCAACAGCATAATCTGCAGATGTTGCAGTTGTATTTGGTGCTAAATCAATGGCTGCTATTGTTCCCGTTGAGTTATTAGATGCTAAAGTTAAAAGCATTGGGACCTGTAAATAAGCCTCTCTGAATGAGAAAAATTTATTGCTGTTTGAAAGTTGACTCGTATCAATGACACTTTGATTACTATTATAGTTTCCGTTTTGATTATCAAGGATATTTATCCAATCTTTTTTAATAAATACATTTGGAGTATTATCGACTTCATTTGATAGATCATAAACTAGCTTATCACACATTTATATATTATTATTAAGATAAAAATTATATATAAAAATTTTTACTTTTAAAAAACTTTTTCTAAAGAATCTACTTTTTAAAAAAGGGGCTTATAATGTAAAACTTATATTTTTTGATTTTTTTATTGGTTTTACCGAAGTTGCTTTTAAATTTTGTAATCTTTTACTAATTGAACCTAAACCCATACCACTAGTTTTTTGAAGTGTGTATGGATTCATATTTATAGTATTTGCATAATCATCTAAAGATGCATATGAAGAAGCAGCACCAGGTCCTCCATTTCTTCCTGTTAATAATACATTACCACCACAACCAATAGCATTTATAGATTTTTTTAAATGAGGTAAAACTATTTTATTTACTCTTCTTACCATTATTATATATAATTCATATATAAAACTTTTCCTTAATACTTTTTTATTCTTTAAAATGTTTAACTTCATTCGATTGGGCTATAACTAAAATAATTGTAATTGCAGGGTCATTTAATTGTATTGGTGATAAATTTGTTCCTAAAATAGTAAGTCTTATTTGATTATATGTTCCCGAAATCAATTCATTCCACATAAATTCAGGTGGTTTTTCATTTATAATTTCACCAATAGCAACACCACTTGGAGTTAATGAATAAATAATTGATGTGGGGCTAGCATACGGATTATTAATACCTGATGAAGAAATTAACAAAGAGCTATTCGGTTGAACATTTGGTGAAGAAGTACTTATATAAGATAATGTTCCACCTGATGTTTTAGATATATAATTAGAAACTGGAGGTGTATAACCGTTTGAAGTATTTTGATCCGTTGTCAATCCTGATTGAAATCCCAATAAATTTCCTAAAGAAGAAGGTATAATAATAGATGGGTTAAATGTATTTGTAGGAAATACTAAACCACTTGGGTTTGTATATCCAGTTGGTAATGCAGTAGGAAATAAAAACGTATTAATTTGAACTGCATATCTAGAAGGAACAATTAAAAATTCAGCATAATATACATTTAATCCATTAGAATCAACTAAATAATGACCATTTGATATAAATATAAATTGTAAATAAGAATTTAAAGATGAAATTTCATAAATTCCGTCTGGAATTGTGACGGTATAATTTGTTGTTGTACTACCAGAGACCCATGTATATGAAAAAGTGTTATTACCTAATGATGATGTAATATTGAACCAAGAGTAATACACACTTATTGAAGAAAGAGCCATATATGCATCTTTAAATGTAACTGAATTTGGAAAATTATAAACTAATTTATTATTTTGTCCATCTGCAACAATATTGCTTTGATTTAAAACAAGTGTTCTCATATATATTTAATAAAGATAATACTTTTTCAAAGTTTTATTTCATAAACGGTAATCTTATTTTTTTTATGCGTTTTTCAAGTGTGTATTTTTTATGAATTCCTGAACCTTTAACAGAATCTCGATGTTGTGATAATCCTAAACTTGGTAGAACTTGAGACCCACCAAAATAAAAAGGTGTTTCATTGCTTTTTGTTTGTTGATTATAACCATTTGGAAATACTACTTTGGGAAAAAATCCACTGTTCATTTATATAATAGACTTTTAAAAAAATAAAACTTTTTATATTTTTAATATCCCATGCTAGTTAATTCAAATAATAAATCTTTACCTTCTCTCGCAGGTATTATTTTTTTGTTGCTTAATTTAATTAATAACATCTTAAATTTTTTAATAAGTTCAGCATTATCATTACCACATAGGATTTGTCCCTTCATTATTTCAAATTTATTAATTTCTTTTTCTTGCTCTGTTTTGTTTGGTGATGGGATATTTATTCTGTCAATAATATCAGATGATTTTGCAACTTTATGCAAATATTCTTTTTCGTCATTACTTAATTCATTAATATCTTCATATTTTAAAATATTCCCTCCGATTATATTTCGGAAAATTTTACCTAATTTATCAGAAACTTTTTGAGATTTAAAATTTGATAAAAAACCACCGGCTCTAGTTTTTAAAGAAACAATATTATCGTCTAGTCTTTTTTTATTGATAATATATTTTCCAAATGGTATGAAACGTGGAATAACTTGAATCCCTTTATTCCAATCAACATCCTCAAAAGTTATTCTATCAGAACGTTTTGGTCTTAATGAACCTTCATAATTTCTCGTTCGTGGTCTGCCGATTAAACCTTTACCTATAATAATATTTTCAGCTTTTTTATCAAATTCTGAACCAAAAGGAGATTCAACTAATATTGGTTGTGCTACTTGTGTTATTTCTTGTCTGGTTAATCTGTTAACATCTGATTCAATATTAGTATATAAATCAAGCAAATTTTGTTTAGTACCTGCAGTCCAATTCGTTTTATTTCCAAATTGTAACATTATTGTTTCTACTTCTGGAATTTGTAAGAGCTTACGATAATATGCTATTATTTGGTCTTTTGTCTTTTTTTGCAGTTCTATTTGAGGAATAAATATAGCTTTCTGTTCAATAGCACCAATTAATTCTATTTGACCTTGTGATAATGATGCATTGTTTTGCTGTATCAATTGTTTTATAGTTTGTAATTCTTCACGTAAGTCACTTGAAACAGACAATAATTGATTTAAATTTGATAAAGCATAATTTATAGAGTCTATATCTTTTGTTTGTACTCCAGTATTAAGTTGTGAAATAGCATTTGTTAATTCACTTTTACTTGGAATATTTCTTAAAGCATCAGTTAGAATTTGTTGGATTTCCTCCTTAAGAATACTATTTTGAAGAGTATTTATTTCCTGAAGTTCTTGTTTTGTAGGTAGATTAGTTTTTAATTCTTGTATTTTTTGTAAAACTGCTTGTCTTAATCCAATGCTCCCATTTTCTAGTGATGCGATTTTTTCACCGAGTTGTGTAAAATCTGCAATATTAGACATACCTTGAAGAATTAATTGTGTATTCATTAAAATATCATTACCTGTTGATTGTTGTAAGCCTTCTTCAATTCCACGATTTCTTTCTTCTGCTTGTATATATCGACGAATAAAATCTATAAAAATATCAGAAGGAACCCCTAAAGTGTATTTTGGTTTTAATATACTTGATATTTTTGGAAATGAAGACACTAAATAAAAAAGTTCTTGATCTGATAAATTATTTAATACATCTTGAGCATTTCTCCCGTCCATTAATTGTTTTAATAACTTCATTGATTCTTGTTTTAAATTTTGAATATCAGCAAATTTTTCAGCTTGCGTTCTTGTGTCTAAAGGTTGTTGAGGTATTCCTGTTTTTTTATAAATATCATTTGCATTAAAATTTTTGTTTTGTAAATCAATTATTAAAGCCAAATTTGACAAATATTGTTGTCTAAATTTTGCTTGATCTAATGGATTAATATTTGGTTGACCACTCATATAAACTATAATGAGAATATAAAAAAGTTTTTCTAAAGTTTTAATTAAATACAGATATTTACTCTTTTTCCAATGTTAATACTTTTTCAAAAGTATTATTGGTTAAATCATAAATTGGATAACTATTTATATCACATTTATTATCAAATATTTCATCAATACATATTTCATTAAATTCTAAATCAATTTCTACATCAGTTTTTGAATCTAAATAATATTTTATATCATAAATTAGTTTTGTTCTCTCTTTGTTTTTTAAATATTTAGGGTTCATTAATGAAGGTTTTCCTAATTTATTTAATGCTATTATCTTAACTTTTGTTGTTCTTTCTTTCATTTTTATTAATTCATCTTCATTATTTAAAAAATAAGTTAATTGGCTCATTCGATATTTTATAAAAAGAAAAAAATTATAAGATAAATTTTATTATTAATATTATATAATATATAATGGCAACTTATGATCCACCAACTGAAATATTACCAATATTTAATCAATCTGTATTTACAACATCAGATACTGCTTTAACAATCGCATCTGCAGATAAACGTTATCTAAAATTTCCAACTGGACAAGGAATTGAAACCTTACCTGGTTTAGTTGTAAATAATACTAATACAACTTTTAATACATCTAGGTTACATATAAATTCATTAGACTTCGGCGGTGGGTATATTCAAACTAATTCAATATTAAATGACTCTACAACAACACCCCCTACTACGGGTTGGTTCAATAGTGGTTTTGGTTACGATGCTTTAAGGTCTGTAACATCTGGGGGCACCAACTCAGCTTTTGGTGAATACGAATGTCTATCAAATTTAACGTCAGGCTCATCAAACTGTGCTTATGGTAACGGAAGTTTAAAATCCTTAACTACAACTTCGTTCAATACTGCTTATGGTTATGGTTCAGGTTATAACATTGATGGTAGTTATAATACGTGTATTGGTTCTCAAGCAGATTGTAACTCAGGTATAAGTAACTCAACAGCTATTGGTGCTTTAAGTGTCGCAACGCAAAGTAATGAAATTATGTTAGGAACGATTAATGAAAAGGTTTCTATACCAAATCAATTACAATTTACTTATGTTACAAATCCAACATACGGAAACAGGTCTTTAGGTTATTCGCAACAATATATATGGACTACAACAACAGCAATCCCATTATCACCGGGGTTCACAATCGCATCATTCTCTAACCTTCCAGTAGGTTTATATATTTTTACTTGTAATTTTAATATTAGTGGAGTTACTTCAACTACAAGAGACGATTTTCAATTAACTACACAAACAAATATAACTAATTTGAGTTGTACAAGCTCTTTAAGTTATACTGGAACATCAGGAATTAAAATTTGTGGAACACCAAGCTTTATTTTGCAAGTAACATCTTCAACTAATACATTATTATATAAATTAACACAAATAAATTCACCTGGAGGTAGTATTGAACCATCAATATCTACTCTCACAAGAATTGCATAATCCACTTTTAGAAAAATTGGAGTAAAATAGTAGGAGTTATATAAATATTATATAAATATTATATAATGGCAAGTTACGAACCACCAATAGAAAATTTACCAATATTTAATCAGTCTGTATTTACAACAAATACTGATAGTACTTTAACAATTAGTGCTGCAGATAAACGTTATCTAAAATTTCCATTAGGTCAAGGGACAGAAACATTACCTAATTTAATTGTCAATGGTGTTTCAACTATTTTTAACACAAGTAGATTATATATAAATACCGTATCATCTATTTTTTCAAATACAATATTAAATTCAACTACATCAACAAATCCTACAAATTACTTTAATACTTTTATTGGTAATTTTGCTGGAAATAAAATTACAAGTGGCTCGAATAACACAGGAATTGCTGAATACGGATGTTTATCAGAATTAACATCTGGCAATTCTAATGTAGCATATGGTAATAATTCGTTAAACAATTTAACAACCGGTGAGTATAATGTAGCAATTGGACCAAATGCGTTAAAATATCAAACAATACAAAGTTTTAACAGTGGTTTAGGATATAACGCTGGTTCTTTATTATCAGCAGGTAATTTATGCACGTTTTTAGGAGCAAACGCAAATACAACAAATATTTCTGCTCAACAATCTACAGCAGTTGGCGCAGGTTCTACAATTCAAAATTCGTATGAAATTGTGCTTGGAACATCGGATGAAAAAGTAGTGATACCAAACCAAATTCAATTTCGTTATACATTAAATCCAACATATAGTAATACATCATTGGGGTATACTGAAAGATATAGTTGGGCTTCGTCAGCAGCAATCAATACTACAGGATTTGTTATAGCAAGTTTTAGTAATCTTCCAATTGGTCTCTATATTTGGGCGACAAATTTCTTAGTTGCTGGCACTACTAACGTTACGAGAGACGACTTAGTATTCACAGCCCAAACTAATATTACCAATTTAAACTGCACATCAACACTTGAGTATAATGGTAATACAGGAACTAAACTCAATGCAAATCCTACATTCTTATTACAGATAACTTCATTAACTAATTCTCTAATTTATACATTAACACAAGTTAATGCTCCTGGTGGCACAATCCAGCCTTCTGCGAGTACTATCACACGTATTGCATAATTTAATATATAATATAATAGTATATGGATAGTAATATATTCAATGCAGTATTTTTTTCGTTTTTAATAACATCAATAATTGGTTGTTTATTAAAGTGCTCTAGTATGTTCTATAAAAGCAAGTGTAAAGAAGTTAGTTTATGCTGTTTAAGGGTAGTGCGAGATATTGAAGCAGAAGAAGAAGAACATAAATTTGATATAACACACCAAACTAATTTAAATAATTCAACAAAAATTAACGAATAAATTATTGAGTAATAAAAGTGAATAAAAATTGTATTTAATATTATATATATTTACAATATTAAATAAATTAACTTATTGTTTTAAGGTCTATTATTTCTAATAATCCCTTACGAAAACGCTGTTCTTTATCAGCTTCGAGGTCTATTAATAACGGTAAAAATTTCTCTCTTGTTGCATATTCGTAAATTTTAATTAATTCATTTTTGGTAACCCCTAATCCAAATTCTGATAATATTAGATTAACCTCACGATTGCCTGATAATTTCAACAAAACCATATATGAGCAGTTATTTCGAATTATTTTTGGAATCTTGAAATAAGATTGACTGATAAATATAACACTTACATTTAATTTTCGAGCTCTAATATAATAATTTTCAACTGCTTTTAGGTCTTTTGACAAGACTAGATCATCCCATACCACCAGATGGTTTGAAGTTTTATCAAATTTATCAAGTTCAGGAGTATTCTCGATACCTTCTTTTATTATTATTTGATTTGTTACTGTAGTGATCCATCTATATAGTGGTTCATCAGCATTGCGAGTAATTATATAAATAGATTGGAACGTTCCATTGCCTTTACTAAACAATGAAATTAAATTAATTAAAAAATTAGTTTTACCTGATCCTGAAGGAGCCACAATACACATACGGAATGGAATTTTTAAATGATGTAATTTAAAATTTGGATTATCAACATTATCTAAAAATTCACGTGGCATTTTCTTATACATATTAACAATTTCTGAAGATTTATTTGACATTATATAATATTACAATATAATAATGGATGTTTTAAAAATATATTCAAACCCTAAAATCGCACAAAAAAATGCATTTGATTATCTAGGTCCTACTGCACTTTTATATTTATCATCAAAACCTAATAAAAAATATATGGTATATGACCCTAATATAAAAAAATATATTCATTTTGGACAAATTGGTTATGAAGATTTTACAAAACATAAAGATGAAATTAGACGTCAAAAATATCTTAAACGAACTGCAAATATGAAAGGTAATTGGAAAAATAATTTATATTCTCCAAATAATCTAAGTAGAAATATTCTTTGGTAATATATTATATGAGTTATGAAATCAAACCATCTAATATAAATGGAAATGGTGTATTTGCAACTCAAGATATAATTAAAGGTACTAAAATTGCAGATTATTATGGATTAGAAATATTTTGGAATGAATTTAAAGAGAAATATGGATCGTATAAATCTAATTCATTACACACATATCCAATGCGACGAATTTGGAAAATTATTGTGGCAAAAGAAGAACCTTATAAAACTAAAAATATAATTAATTATATAAATGAAGGAATAGATGCAAATGTTATTTTAAAAAAAAGAGCTTTATATGCAAAATATGATATTATGAAAGGTCAAGAATTCTTTTTAAATTATCCAAAAAATTATAATAGAAATTATAATTTAAAAAAACTTAATATTTAATGAAAAATAATATCTATAATAATAATATAAATGCCAAAATTTGAAAAGGGTTCTGATGCAGCTAAACAATATATGAAAATGTTAAGGGACAAAAAGCAAAAATCTTTAACTGGTAAAGGTATTTTTAAGGATATTTCAAAAATAATAAAAAAAACAATGAATAAATCTAAAAAAATTGTAAACCCAACAATAGATTCAGTTAAAAATTATGCTAATGTTGTTATAAGTGGTAGAAATGACTACCAGCCAAAAGTCCGCAAGTTATTACGTGAATTAGGTTCAAAAATAATAAAAAGTGCTGTTGTTATGAGATCACCTGTTCCAACTTTATTAACACAAGCTTTAAATGTTGTGTCTTTAGGTTCATTTGCAAAAAATTTAAAAGATAGTCCTTATGATACATTATTTCATTTAAGTTTGGTCGTTGATCTTGAAGATGGTACAAAATTATTAATTGAAAAAAACGAAGTTATTAACATGATTAAAAACCCCAAAACCCAAACAAAAACAGATATTCAACAAGTGCCAAATATTCCAGAAAATTTAACTGTTGATGAAATGCTATATAAGGCTCAACAAATTATGGGTAAAGATTATTTTACATACTCAGCTCGTGATAACAATTGCCAAAATTATATAATGGCTATTTTACAAGCTAATAATATAGGTGATCAAGAAACTTTTAAATTTGTTAAACAAGAAACAAAACAGTTATTTGAGGGATTAACTAATTTAAGAAAAATTTCAAATACTGTTACCGATATAGGAGCAAAATTTAATGAAATTACTGAAGGGGCTGGTTTATATGCAGCAAAGGGTAGAGGTATGCATTCAGGCATTATTGAAACTAAAAATGGTGTTATTTATCCAACTCATACTGTAATTCATTATTATGATGGTGATATGTGTGAATGTGGTGATATGCAAGGTGGGAATTTATTACGTAAAATTAGGAAGAGTTTAGACCCTAATAAGAATGGTTTAACTAAAGATTTAAAAAAGGTTTTTACACCCAAATTAGGGACTGATATTGCATCAAGTTTAGTAAAAAAAGCACTTCCAGAAGTTATTAAAGGTGTTGTATCTACTGGGACTACTGCGTTGACAGGCAATCCACTACTTGGTGCTGTTATTGGTGAAACGATTGGTGACACGGCAGGAAATAAAGTTGCAGATGTTGTTGGTAATAAGACTGGTTTAGGAATAAAAAAGAAATCTAAAAAATGATATCTTTTATTTTTGTATGAATAATATAATTAATTATTAAATTAAATATATTATTTTTTATTATTCTTCTGTTAAATCAACTATAGTCTCAAATTGTGGTTCAATTTCTGCTTGTTTTTGAAGCTTTTTAATTAATCTATAATTTTTTTGGTATTCTTTAATATGTTGTTTATTTTGTTCGAAATATTGAGCTTTATATTTTTTTATTTGTTCTTTATTTTCAAATCTATAATGCTTGCTATATTGTTTTTTATATTCTATTTTATTTATGTAAGCATTACGTGAATTTAATTTATTTATATATGTTTCAATTAGTTCTTGTTCCCTTATACGAGCTTGCAACTTGGTTTCAAAGTCAGATTCTTCTATTGGAACCATTCTAAAGTTCTCAAAACCACCATTATCTCGGATAAATTTATAAACTGGATAGTTATAATTTTTATCGTTTATATTATTGCATCTTGATTTATGATGATATTTTCTTTTTGTGAAATTGGTTGTGCTGCCAATGTAAACATAATTTATTGATTCATCTAAACAAGAAATTCTATAAAAAATATATTTTGTCATTATAATAGTATAAATATAACTTTTTTAAATTAGTTTATTTTCAAAAAATATAATATTAAAATAAATATAAATGGATAATTTTACTTTTTTAGATGTAAGTTCAAAAATAATTAAACCTGAATTAATTGTGTTTTGTAATAATGAACGTATTTCATTTGGTGCTAACGAAAGTAAAAAAATTAAAATTGATTTAAATGATATAAATTGTTGTTCAATATGTAATAAGCAGATTGATAACAAAATTATTAAAAACACTATTAAAACAACAAAACCAATTGATAATACAATTGATAACACCTTAATTGAAATTGAAATCGAAACAGTACATAAACAATGTAAAAAATTACAAAAAAAATATATAAAATTGAAAAATCAATTGTGTTCTGTTGAATGGCAGTTATTTAAAAAAAGGGAACAATAAAAAATGGTCAAATTAGATTTCAATTTTATTTCAAATTCGATATAAAATTGAATTCAGTTTTTAAATAAATCATATTTTATTGAAGTCTTTAAATCATTTTTTTATATTATTTATTCAA